TATCGTCAGGTACAGGGAACAGTTGTAGCGCATTACCTAACCGTACGTACGACGTTGGTTTGTTCTGTGACTTTCCTTCAGGGTACGGGTATTGTTGGTAAAAGTCTCTGTACAAGTACCGTTTAAGTCTGTTTGATGAAGTACCGTCTTCAATAACTACAGCCATAACTTCTTTAGTGTTATGGTCTGCACCGAATAGCGTGGTAAAGGAATACTCAAACGTACCTGATACTGTGTCAGCTGTAGTTGTGTCACGAACGTCTAGTTCAGGGAACGAATACGAACGAGCCAGTTTTAGTTTAGCCCATTCGTACCGTTCTTCTAAAATAGATTGGTATGTAGCACCGCTACGAGTTGTTCCTGTTAACTTAACACCCATAGCGTCAGCTGCATTAGTAATTGTTTGTAGCCTTGTCAGTTGTGATGACATGGTAAACTCCTAAGCGTTAATTTTAGTACCAGTACCTGCTGTATCAATGGAAATGTAACAGTTACCTGTTGCAGCACCAGCTGCACTACCTGAAATACATATTACACCTTTTTGTGTACAGTTAGTGTTAAACGTTCCAGTAAGAATATTAACGATACGTCTGTGATCTTGAAACGCACGTTTTTTACCAGTAACAATAATACTAGCTTTTCTTCTCTTTGTCATTTTGAACTCCTTCTACTTTCTTATTACCTTCAGGAGCTATGTTAATAAACGTAGGTCCATCAGATAACTTTGCTTCTTTTTCTGCTAACTCCATTTTGTGAGCTAGAATAAACTCATGTTTTTGCATATCTTCAGGAGTGATTTCTACAACGTGTCCTTTACCCTGGCTAAGAGCTAACCCTTCTTGGTACTTGTACGGACGTGTAACGTCTGTTACACCACGGTGGTTAAGACGTACATCCATGTGTGCGTACTGTTGAATACCAGCTTCAATACATCGGTCAGCAAACCATGAGTCAGTAGGGAACACGGTGTTACAATGGAACCAAGGTTTACTTATCTTATCAAACACGCTCAGTTTCATTAACGTGAATGGGAAAGGAATAAGGTCTACCTTTTGGATAGCTAAATCTTTGATGTCTTTTCTACATACATGACAGAACGTTGTAGTCCATGTAGGTAACGGTGTTTTAACGTTGTTAGCTAAACAGTGTGGACACCAACAAGGTATTTCGTAAAGACGGTACATACCTGTCTGTGCTGGTTGGCTACATACAGTTGTTTGAGTATCGTACCTACGAAATGTACACATGGCGTACGGAAACCCTGAAGCGTACATTACACCACTTACAACATCTTTATCAGCTACAAGTAGTTTACGTAACATGTCAGGAGTAATGTCATAGATGTCATCATCCATAAACAAAATGTGTGTACACTTGTTATGTTTAGCTACGTTAACGCCCATCGTTTCAGCCATATGAACAGGTTTACGGTAAAGAAAATGGTACCCAATTTCAAGTTCACCTGTATGGTTAAACTCGGTCATACATTCAGTCCAGAACTTTAAGAACGAAGTAAGAAACTTATGGCTACACTCTAGTATAGGTATAACTATAAGTATACGAGGTACACCGTCTGGCGGTGGAGCTACTTCTTGTTTAGCCTGTTGCTGTTGCGGTTCTGTCTGTATTAAATCCATTTGAGTAACTACCGACATATCAACTGGCGTACCTGTTGATTCTAGTTCGTTAATCTTTTTTACTGCGTCTGCTGAATGTAAGTCTACCTCACCTTTTTCTTCAACGTTACGTTCCATTGCTCGTTTCACTGTCCACGGTTCCATAAATCTCTCCTTTTTTTGTGTAGCGGTTTGCCACAATCGTTACATTTTAAAATACCAGACTTAACAATGAACTTAGGTTCACTGCACTGGCAATACTTATGTTTAGTTAGTTTATAAATTATGTTACTTAACATACTATACTTTTTGTTTGACCTTGGTACGTGCTGGCATCAGTTAAGATACCAGCACAATACCTAGTCAACGGGCTTTTCCTTATTGTCTAATCTTTAAGAAGATTGGATTCTCTTCTCCTGCTGTGGCAGGAAGGTTGTAGTTTTTACCAATAGAAATTGCTGTTGGTGCAGCAGCTGTAGTTCCTGCACGCATAGCAACAGCGTACCCTAACGTACCCATTTTAACTTCAACAGCAGCTGGAGTTGCAGCACTGTGATACACTGATACTGGTCCTGCTGTTTGTAACCAAAAGTATTGACCTGTAGTTACAGCAGTAGGTACAACACCAACAGGAGTATCAAGAACTTCACTACCAACCTTAACACCATCATAAATGTTAGAAATAAAGTTAAGTTCAGTAGTTGCAGTCATTGGTTCTTTAATTGGGTCGTACAATGTAACAGTTGCAGTACCGGCAGTAGCCGCTGCGCTGTTTCCTTTAATTCGGTAACTCATACCGCTACCTGTACCGCTAGAAATAATCATATACCCTTCAGCATATTGGTTAAGAGTCATAGCAGTACCAAGCGTAACAGATATTGTGTTTACACCAGCACTTGTAGCGGCTGGAGTAAGAATATCTGCTTGGTGTGAAGCAATAAGAGGTGGTGAACAGACAATCTTACCAGCAGCAACGTTTGCGCTGCTTGAAAGTTTTGCGTAATACATAACTTTATCGCCAACTTCTAATCGTGTACCTAATGGCGCTTGTTGCGTGTCAGACGCTTCATAGATTGACTGGTTCACAGGGATAATTGGCTGCCACTGTGATTTGTTACTTGGTTTACCTGTGTAGCTCATTTTAATTTCTCCTTCTTAGGTTTTTCGGTCTACCTCAACTGACGCATTGGCTTGCATCAGGAAAGTTACGCTTCAATACTTGTTAAAACACCTTGACTTGCACGACGTGACACAACAAAGTTACATTTACATACAATTTGCATTACACGGTCAAGTTGGTTAGGTATTGTTTTCCATTCCGTTGGTGTAAAGAAAATGTCAGGATCAACTTCAAGACCAAGGTACTTGGTGTTGAGGAAGTACATGTACCCTGAAGTACATTGGTCAGACCAGATAACTGGACGACCTTTAAACTGTACCGTATCAAACTCAGGGTCACCTAACGTTTTGTTTACTATTTGTTTTTGTTCAACAACTTCATCTTCATAAAGTTCAAAAGAATCTTGGTCAGTAACAATAAGATCAGGTGCGTCTGATTTTTGTCCTTTAGAACATGTGTTAAACAAGTTACGCATGTCGTTTAAGAGGTACACAGAAGAAGCACCTGAAGCTGTTTTTTGTTTGTTCTGCCACCAAGTGTAAGTTGTTTGAGCAATGTTACCTACAGTACGAGCTGAAGTTGGCGTTGCATCAACCAAGTTACCAAGACCTTCAATGTCTTTACTTGAGTTACCAGTTCCGTCACCGAACAAATAGATTTCCATTTTATCGGTCATAGAATCTCTTAAATTGTTAATTTTTTGGTCCAACCAACGAATATGTTGCTGTTTAGACTTGTTCTTTGCGTCATCAGTGTAGTACCGAATGATTGATCCAGCAACAAATTTCCATTCAAACTGAGCGTCAGTTAAGAACTCAGTGTCAGTAATAGAAATAGTGTCACCTTTAGAAAGTGACGTTACTGTATCATTTTTAGCATAAGAAAGAGGTATTTCCAAATACCGACCACCATCACCGTTAAACCTAATTCCACCTTTCTTTTTAAGGTAATAGTAAAACGGTGTAGCATTAAAAATTTGGTCAACTACTTCTTTACGACGGTTGTTCCATGTTGTGGTATAGAGACCGTCTAGTTGTTCTGTACGTGTTGGGACAGACATGAGTTATCTCCTTTTTTAATTCTATAACTCGTTAACGTCTTTTCCAACAGCCTGATTCCAAGCATCATCAATAGCTTCTTGAGAACTTTTAAAGTCAGCAGGTTTCGTTGACGAATGTGACGGACCACCAGGTTTTTCTTGTTGCAGTTTAGCTTCTCGTTGTTTCTGTTCTTCAGACTTACTCTGGTACACGTCAGCTTTAATGATTTTGTATGCTTGTTCATAGTTAAGGCTTGGGTTACGGTTAAGTATAGCACCAATCTGATCTTTGTAATCATTAAAATCAGAATACTTACTACGAACTTCACGTAACTCAGAATGTGCAATTAAACTGTCAACCTTGTTACCAAGAAAAGTTACTCGATCATTAAGTTTCTTGTCAATTTTATTTTCAAGTAACGCCATAAATTCTGAGTTAGATAACGAATCAAGGTCATCGTTACCTGACTGTTTATGCTGGTTACCATCTGACTCTTTACTTTCAAGGAACGCTAAATACTCTGGATCAAGTTGAGACAGTTTAGCTTCTTCAGCTTCTTTCTTCAACTTTTCCAGTTGCTGAGACTGTTGCGTTAACGATTCTTTCATTTTTTCTACTTCAGACTTAGGAACCATCTCTTCCTTATTCTGATCTGTTTCGCCTGTTTTGTTTTGTTCTTCGCTTCCAAATACTGATTCGCTCATTTCTTCCTCCTTCTTAATCGCCTATTTATTTAACGTTCATCGGATTAACAATTCCACGACCTGCTCCTTGCAAATCGTTTATAGCCGACTGAACGTTTTTATCTTCTTTTTGTTTGTTAAACTGTTCTAACCGTATACTTTTACAGTACCGTTTATACCACCGCATTATGTTTGACCCAACTAACGATGCGTCTCGACCTGTCCATTGTCCTTTAAACTTTGGTTCCCATCTTCCTGTCTTTTCATTATACATTACAGTTACTGTTTTCATTATCGCCTCCTAATTTCTATACCTTTACCTTGTGACTTACGTTTCATAAACGCACGAGGAACTACACCACGCTTATCGCATTCAGCAAACAAATGTTGTTTATCACGAATATATATTGGTTCTTCAGCTATATGTTCATACACGCCAGCAACCCAACGTTCAGTGTTTACCATAAAGTCTGAACGTACTGGTTCTTCTGCAACACGTTTTATTTGTTCTGGTGTCATGTACCCACGTCCAGTAACAAACCGTTTACCGTTAAGTTCTTGTGGTATACTTGTCACCCTGCACCTCCTTGCCTTTGAATTACTCCGGCAGCAACGCCTACTGGTAACGGTTGATCTGTACTTTGAGGCATTTGAACGCCACTTTCAGATACAAGTTGTTGTACGTCTATTCCATCATAGTTTTGGAAAAAGTACCGTTGCAGTTCAGCAGGAACAGGTTGTCCTTGTTGTATACGTCCAGAGTTCATTTCAGTCCACGCTTTAGACATTTCAATAGCGTCACGTTTACGAGAATCTATATCTTGAGGAGCAGCAGTTGACGGGTTAACATCAAAATTATATTCACCTGCTATTTCAGGACCAGTAAACTGTAACCACCACATAGCACCGTCAGGACCTATAATATCTTGTACAACAGGTGTAGTCCAGTTTTTATATATCATTTGCATATAGTTACTAGCAATACTAACAACCATATCAGCCATTTGGTCACGACGTTCTTCAATACGTATATCTGATTTAGCCATAACTTTATCTACTTCTGATTTAGTTACGTGCGACTTACCTTGAAACTCACCCATCTGTACACGACTAAACCCTACTGTTTCTCTTATATCTTGTCGAGCTTGTTCAGCTTGGAACCCCATGTCTTGAAGTATTCCAGTAACTGACGGTGACATAGGCATTACTGCGTCACGTATTGACCCTTCAGCTTCAATACCTACAGCAAGCTCAACTTTCTCACTTAACAATTTTTTAAGTTCATCTGCGTCAATTGACCCTTTTTTGTAAAGCATTTTAAGCATATCAACACGACGATGGTACATTGACTGTGTACGTATTTCGTTAACTTCAAGTAGTTGTGGTTCAATTATTCGTGCGTCAGGTACACCCCATATATAGTCAGGGTCAGGGTTAGGTATTAGAGTTTCACAAGGTAACCCATCTATTTGCATTGGATCTTCTTCGTCACGTAAAAACGTTTTGTTTGCGTCGTCTAACGTTATTGTGTACGTACGACCAGTACAAGCGTCATGTATAATCCAAAGCTCAACCCACTGTTGACCTTGTTGCATGTCACGGAACAAAGACGTTTCAGGTGTAGCTTCAACAGCACCTTCACTATCTGACCGTTGCTGTACAAACGTTCCTTTCATATCTTTAGGAACCTTATATTTAGGGTCTTTCCTTAAATCATCTAACGGTCTAAGTTTACGGAACGCAAACCACGGTGCTGACGATTTATCAACAGTACCCCACGGAAACACTACGTCGTCAGGACGTACACGCAGAAACCAAGGCATACCTGGATTAATGAACGAGTTATACTCAATCTTGTATCCTTTTTTATCAAACTGAGTTAACGTTGCAGGACCGTCATTTGAACTAAACCCGTACTCAGAATCGTACCCATGAACACCAATTGCTGTACCGCAAAGAAACGAATCAGATATCATTTGTTTAAGTTGTTGTTTAACTTGAGTTTGTTTAATTAACCATCTACATATCTTTTCAACAATCCGTGCGTGTAGTTGGTATTTTATGCCAGGTTTACGAGGAGTTACAGTGATTGACGGGTTACGGAAATACGTTTGTGCTGATATGGAACGTAAGATGGAAAACATCATGTTTACAGGTAACGGTGAATTAAACTTATGTCTATAATAATCCTTATACCTATGCCAATCTTTATCACCACCATAATATTCTCGAAACTTCAGACCGTTCCGTATTTCTTGTTGCCAATCAGTTACTGACCGTTTTTTACTCACCTACCTACCTCCAAGTAACGCTCTAATACGAGCAGCGTTACCTTTCATTATATGCCATTTACTAGTACCTTTCTTACCTGAATTAATTGAAGAATAAAAAACAGATTCACCACGTTTGTCACCGTACTGAATTTTTAGTTTCTTTAACGCTTTTTGTCCTTCTTTAGTTATCGGCATTTTATTTCCTTAATGATACACTGACCCGTAATTGTTTTTATTAGACAACTGAACATCAAAATCAAGACCACTGTTATGTTTCTTACTTTCAAGCTCATCAAGTATCGTGTCGAGCTGGAACGCATGTCTAAGAGGTTTAGCTTCCTTAACATGTTTAGGCTTTAATATTACCACACCCCATGCTAAGCAGTCAAGTATATCACACGTCATACCGTTTGGGTAATCGTTCCATTCATTAACAAGAGCGTACATATCTGACCGTACATGTACACCACCGTTTTGCGCTAACGGTTCAATACCACGAATCCTTAAATCTTTTGCGTTACGACGGTTATCACACGGTAACGGTTCAAGACGGTAAAAGAACCCTGTTTCTTTCATACGTTTTTTAGCAAAATGCCTTACTGCACGTTGGTACTGAACTTCTTCAGGACGTACCGTTGTTTCAGGGAACGACCGTGCATGTGACTCCATTAAATTTATAACTTCAGTAGGACTAAACTTACCACGATCAATACGACGTACCCATATGTTATGGTTACGGTCCATTGACATAGTTAACACTACGTTTCTTGCCTTACCTTTTGAGTCGCCCCACCCAGCAAGGTCAACAATAGTTGTTGTAGTTAAGTCTGAAGGAATTTCACTGTCTGAACTATATTTACGTAACCACTGTTCCTGGAACACAACGTCTGATGGATCACGAGGCATGTTGAGGTACTGCGTAGCGTACATGTAAGCACCTTGTGAATCATATATATCTCTTAACGCTTCAGTTCCGAACCTGGACGGCCAGACTGGTTGTCCGTGACCGTCCCAATCAGGGTTTGGTTCGTTATCTTTTTCTGCTTTAAGACGGAAGAACTGAAACTTACGTCGTTCGTTACGCCATATCCAATCTTTAAGATCGTGCGGCGCCCATCTAGTTCCTATGTTATCTATAGTTGATTTGTTTGGGTCAGAGAATAGGGAGTACACCAACTTGTGCCACCCTATAGCTTTATCTATATCGTCCTGGTTAGGAGCTATTTCAGAACCAGACAAATCGTCTTTCTTAGCGTATACAAGGTCATCTTCGTCTATATGGTCGTAGTGACGAGAAACAACAGCACCTCCAGACCCAATAGCTTCGTACGTACCTTCACGACCTGTTTTCTTACGGTTAAGTTCGCAACACGAGTTTGACCACCTAACTTTACGAAAATCAGGAACAAGTTCAGGGAACGCTTGTTGCAGTAACGTGTTGTTCTGCCAGTTCCACCGTATTTCGTTAATAGTTTTTTCAGCGTTATCTGCTGTGTTCATAGCGATAAGTATTCGTATGTTAGGGTCACGACGTATTGGTAACCATAGGTTCTTACCTACTGAAGATACAGACGTTTTAAAGAACGACCGAGGAACAACAGCGTCACGATGACGACCGTACTTAGGGTGTTCAAGGAAATAACATAATGATCCATGAACGTAAGGGTCAAGATCGTCGTACCGAAGAACTACAGAACAAAAATAGAATAAGGAGTACCCGTCAGGTAACTCCTTAACATACTTACGAACAAGAGACGGATTATCTCTATGTTGCGCTATTTGTTCACTATTTGTCGGTATCTTCGATGGGTCGATCATCGAACTCTCCTTCGCTCACATCTATAATAGGTATATCACCTTCAACAATAAACTGGTGCATACGTGTTAACTTATCAGCAGTAGTGTCTAACCGCTTAGTGTCTTCCTTATCATGTTGGTACACGTTAGTTTGAGTAACAATGTTAGGAACGTTCTTAGGAGCAAACTCAGGGAACCGTTCAAGTAGCCACTGAGTAGCTGAAGCACGTGTAGCTTCTTTCTCACCATGTAAAGCTAGTTGTATTTGGTTCTTGATTAGCTCGCTCTTCTTGCTGTCTAGAACAGATAACGCATCAGCACCTGAATCAAGCTGTTTAAGCTGGAACTCGTCCATCTTAGCGTCAAAATCAGGTCTGTTACGTACTTTAATTACTGTGTTTGGATGTTTACCGAGTTTCTTAGCAATTTCATTGAATGAATAACCCTTGAGCCTAAGCACTACCACCTCATTGTACCAATCCTTCCACTTACAACGAGGAGCGTTCTTATCGTACCTAGCAAGCTCTTTAGGAAACTTAGGAGTAGTCTTATCGCCCATATTTTAATTATACCATATTATAAATGATTATCAATAATTATGAATGGTTATAATAAAAACGCTTACATTATAGATGGTTATGTAATAGGTAAGTTAGATTTACACAACTCCATGCTAGGTATAAAGTTATGTATAATGCTAATTATTATATAACATATTGATACCCAATGACTTATGAACAATTCTTGTAAAATGAGAAATTTTGTGTAAATTTTTTGTTGGAGGCAGGTCTACTCACAACAAACCCGAAGGGGGTTTTGATTTATATATACGACTAGGAAAAGAACAAGCGATACCTGTCTTAGCCAGCCCCTTATATATAATACCTATATACATGTAACTTGGTGTTTAGACTGGTGACTAGTCTTATACATAGAATAAGAACGAGACTGATTGCTAGTCTCATTCCCAACCTATTCCTATCATTCTCATTCTTATTTATAAGAGTTATTATATATATGTAAAGGTGAGAAAGTAAAAAAAATGAGAAAGCGTAAGCCTAGTATAGCGATTCTCACATCAGTCTCACAAGAAAGCACATGTGGGAAAGGGTAGGACAATATACACTAAGTCCTTGTATTTCAATGACTTATGATTCCCACTTTCCCAAGTCCCACTTGGGAATGGCGGTGACACAGTAAAAGTGGGAAAATGATGCCTAGATATTAGGCAACTGCTAAATCTCTGAAAAGTCAATAGAATCAATGGTTTTTGTAGCCTACACACAAACACAAGCACCCATTCCCATACCCATTCCCAGACCCATTCCCACTTTCCCACATGTAAATGAGAATGAGAATGAGAATTGAGAATAGATAATAGAATCAAGCATACTACATGTTGTGGTATCAAAAACACACCACTATATCTTGTAAAATGACCAATTATTTGACAAAAAAAAGTGTTGACTAGTCAAAAATCATGCTAGACTATAAATGTGACAAGGGAACACTTGATAAACACTCGTTCAGTTGATAAATGGTATACATAATGTAGAATAAATAGCCAATAGAGACACAAAGCACGGGCTAAGTGTGGTTGGTTGGCTAGTTAAACAAGGGAGGGTATTATGTTAGGACAGATGCAAAAGAACAGGAAAGCACACTTGAAGCAGCTCATCACCAGGGCTAACCGTACAATGCACATATCACGCAACCATGCTAGTGAACTAAGTAGGATATGTTTCAGCGCTGAGATACGGGAGTATGAGAGGGAGTTAAGACAGTTGGAACGGTTGGAAAGGAAGGGAGGATACTAAGATGAACACAAAAATAGTAAAAGAATTGCCAATCTCTTTTAAATTGGCAAAAGAATTAATCAACCAAGACAAAGAACATATTCAAGAATGGCTTAATGATGTTGCCGGTGATTGGTATTGCGGAGAGATTAAAGAAGAATGGATCAATGAAGACTGGGCTATTCATGTTGCAGATTATGGGGATATTGTGCTATCTGCACACCTAACTAAAAGCGGGAAAGAAGAACACTATACAGTTATATAATAGTTACTTAAACAAAGGGAGAATAATATAATGGACTACAATTCAATTGGAAATCAAAGAATCAAAGAAAAGTTTATTAGTAAGCATGTATATTACAATATAACTACTGAAGTAGAGTATATATTAAGTAAAAGCTGGAAAGATGAAACACCATATACTTATGATGATGTTGAGAATCGACTTGACCTTTCATGTGGTTACTGTAATGAATGCAAAACGCATGTAGAAACAAACAAAAATGGTGAATGTGCTGAGTGTAAAAGCACGGATATTGACTATGATCCACAAGAAGTATATCAATGGTTTGCAGTGAGCCGTTTCTTAGCTGAGAAGCTCAAAGAAAAAGGACATCCAGTCCTTAATGATGAATATTGGGGACGGTGTACTTGCGGGCAGGCTATCTCTCTTGATGGGGTTATAGATGAGATATGCGAAGAAATGGAGATATTAGAGGGTCAGGAGTATGATTGGAGTAAATAAACCATGTACGGAAAGATAATATAAACAAATCTATTAGGTCGTGGCGTAAGTATCAAAAGGAATTGAAAAAGAAAGGGGTTTAATATTATGTTTTACGAAGAAGTAAAAAAACTACAAACAAAAGATGGTAAGCTGTTTGACTATGAGGATGAAGTCGAAGAATATATTGTTGACGCTTTAGCGTCTGAAATCAACGAATGGATTAAAAAAGCGCCTACAAATGACTTAAAATATCGGGATTTAGTCGAAATTATAAAGGCGCTTGTTGGAGATAACCACAAAATAAAAAGACTATCAAATTTATTAAATAAGTATATGTAAGGGGTGGAATTATGAGTTTTAAAGAAGAAATAAAAAACATGTCAAATGAAAAGCTAATAATGATGACATTGTCTAGCTTAGTAAATAAAGCCAAATATGATTATTATCACACTGGAACGTTATATAAGAAATTTGAAAATTTATCAAAAGCGTTAGAAGAAAGAGCATTACAGGAGGATAACTAATGGAAGAATATGAAGCAGTAGACCAGTTGATAGAGTATGTTACAAGACAACATGAACATAACACATTAAAGAGTGATACATTAAATAAGTTTTTAGAGTCTTTAGAAGATAGACAGTAATTAATAAATGGGGGTGTTAAAATGAAGTATGACAAGGAAACAAAGAAGGTAAGGTTTAGTATTGGTAATGCTGAGTTAATAGTGGTTATAGTTGTGTTGTTGTGGGTACTTGAGAAGGTGAAATATTGATGAACAAAATCAAGGAAGATTTAAAACTATTTTTTAGTCGTAACATAATGGAAAGCTATACATTAACAGTGATATTGATTGTGTTACATGTGATAGTGTTAACGTTGATATATTAAACTAACGGAGGGTAAAGAAATGGATAATCTAACTACTGAATATAGTGAGTTAAAACGTAAAATAAACCATGCTAAATACTTGCATGAGTTAATAGATAGGGCGCAAGTTATGTTAGGGGATTCTATGTGTTTGTTCTGGTGCTACTTTGCCGGAATAGCTATACATAGGTTAACAGACAATGATATAGTAGTGTTAGAAAACTTTATGCGAACATGGGAGACTAAGACAAAGGAACAGAATGCTGTTACATAAAATAAACGCTGTACTTGGATATTACCACCTACCAAAGACAATGGATAGGGTTAAGGTGACACAAAAACAATGTGGCATGTGTGGGTACGGTGAACAGGTAAGAATAAAAAATACATTAATTTGTTTAAATTGCTTGACAAAAAGTAAAGTTATGGTATAATGCTAAACATGACACTCGATAACACTCTATATCGTGATTTAAAAAGTTAGGTAGGAATTAAATGTTAGGGATATTGGTAACTATAAATATTTTGTTAATGGTTGTTAATCTAGTGTTTGGTAACTGGATTATAGTACTCTGTAGCCTGGTGGTTATGGCGTTAATGATGATTGGTGAATAAAGGAAAGGTAGTGTAATGAGTAATAAAAAAGATACTTATATGTTAGATAGTAATAAATTGTTATGGCATATGGATAGGGTGCATGCCTGGGAACGTGGTGAGCGTATTGCTCCTATACTGATTGATATAGGCGCAACTAAGATATGTAAT